ACTATATTTTGGGAATGGTTTAAACTCTCCATCTATGATCTCCATTGGGTCTGCAAGGAAGCATGATGGTTCCATGTCCATCTCTTGAATGTAAGAGATCACATACAATCCATTCTTAAGTAGTAGGAGCTTGACTGTTTCCATCTTCCTCCTCAGTAATGTTGTGCTTCTTACAATAGTCCTGTTTGATCTTCTCTACAGGGTCATAGATTGTTACCACCCAATCAGATGGTATAACAAACTCCTGTTGTTGGGACATAGGTGCCCAATGAGTATAGGAAACCTGAAACTTTGTTTGAGAGGTAGGAGTATCTTCCGTACCTTCAACTAATAATTCTTGTTTGTCAACCTCTTTAGTTTGAAGTTGCATGATATAAGGATTCTTCAAATGGTAAGCAACAATGCCTTGATTGTCTTTGTCAACAATTTCTTGTGCATTACTGATTACATCCTCACCAGATTTCAATAAAATAACTTTAACGGTCATAGTGATAAATTACGATCTTCTATAGTTCTAATGTATTTGGACAGTTTATCAAGGTATCCACGATTTCGCAACTCTTTGAACACTAGGTTCTCAAGAGCAAACTCTCCACCTCTTTGTATTGCAGAACCTCTCATACGTCTGATCTTATCTTTAAGTTTGTTAAGAACGTCAGTATCGTCTGCTTGAGTATCTATTAGATCATCAATACTATCCATCATATCACGAACCTTTTGTTTTAGCAAGGGGTCGGTGAAGTTAACGTACTGTTTAGTAGGTTCCTGTATCCACAGGTCATCTACCACAGAGTATGTTCCCTGATTTCTAGGTACTGGGTCTCTAATATCTTGTGCATATAATTCTACTGGTTGACCATAGATAGACACATCATGAGTCAATGCCCATAGCTTTTTCTTATCTCTCAAATAATCATCCAGTAAATCCGTTTGACAACAATCAGCTATCTCATCCTTATCCACAACTAAATGCAGATCAAGATCTGAGTATTCAGTATAATTGTAATTGGCATTACCACCAACTAAAATTATATCTTTGATTGCACTTGGGGGGATCCTGGCAAATTCTGCCCATCTGTATCCTATTTCAAGAAGTTTATCTTGAACTTCAGGTCTCAATACAAGTCCATCCCAGAACTTTGGATTAAGTACCTCGTGATACATCAGGGTTAACCTAAGATCATTAAAGGACTTCACGGAAGTATTACTTTTTAGTTATTTATCTCGTCCGTAATGCTCACGTTAGGTTCCACACTAAGATCAGTACCAAAGGTTGCTTTACCTTCTTCCTGTGGTTTCATAGTTTGACCGTATGCTTCCAGTACTGAAAGAATAGGTTCAACTATAGACACAACCCAATCAGGAGTCACAGCAATCTCTTCGTCATATGTAAGAGGTTGCCATCTTTCGAGAAGAATCCTTCCCTGATATATTTGGTTCCTCTCTTCAGTTTCAGGAACCATCTCCTTTTCAATTGCAATTTTATATGCATGGGTGAAAACAAATGCTCTACGTACTCCAGTATCCTTATCTTGGACCTCTTGTATGTCAGCAATAATATCTTCACCTGATTTTAACTTAACAACTTTTATAGTCATAATAAAAATACAGACACTTTATTTAGATGTAATCTTTTCGTTGATGATGCTCAGGTACAACCTTACCTAAGTCGATAGTGAGGAGTCCGTCTTCCAACTTGACTTCTCTGACTTCGGTGTCGTCTGCGAGTGTCCATGATCTTTGGAAATCTCTTCTAGCCACGCCTTGGTGCTTAAACGCCTCTGCTGACTCCTTATCCAACTTGGCTCCATCGACACATAATTTTCCATGTTCGGTGTAGACATGAACTTCCTCCTTCTTAAATCCTGCTAATGCCACTTCTAATCTCGACTCGTGGCTATTTATTTGGATTAAATTATATGGAGGATAATTGTTTTGGGATGGAAAATTTAAAAACGAATTAAAATAATCGTCTAGTCCTATGCTGTTCTTAGTGATCTTCTCCATTAGTTCTGGAAGATCTGCAGCATGATATCTTTGAATGCTTGTCATTGTACTTCTCCTTAGAAAGCGAGTTTACTGTTTGTGGCCCCCGAAGGCGACCATGACTATTTATGGTAGTGTTATTGTATCATCCCGTACATTATCAGTAGTACTATCCGTATTAATACCTTTTTTGCACTTCAAAAGCCCTAAATAAAAAAAGGTACGAGTATATAGTTTTGTTAACATGATTAAAAAGGCATTGCTCTTTGGTATGTTTTTGATGATATCTCCTGCATCAGCAGAGATAGTTCATAAGATGAGTTCTAGTGTTCAGCTTACAGTTGATTCAGCTGCAAGTCAGGCAACTCGTTTGGGTTCAAGTTATACCGTCAGTGGTAATAATTTGAAAGTAAGCGATGGTGGATCCTTTGGTGGACTGGGTGCTCTTAGTTCAGGTACTGCTGTTAGTTATACACCATCAGCACTAGAATTAAACACTGTAGGATCTGCATTCTCCCTAAGTGAAACGTTCATAGAAGGGGATGATGTAACTTCAACATCTTCAGTATCATCTGGTGTTGTGGCTGCATTACCATTGCTTGGCTCGACTACCACTACATCTGGTGGAGTTGCTGGCACATTAGCTGGTACAATCACTAGTGCTGGTGTATCAACGATAACAGCTGGTGGAGCTGGCACATCGGCTACGGGACAATTTGTATCAGAGCTTACCATCAAGTAGTGGGGAGCATAAAAGATCATGAATTTTGGAAAGATAACATCATTATCTGTAACTGCTGTGGTGGGTGCAAGTGCCATACTTGTACCTGTCAAGGCGGTCCCCGTGATCCCAAATTTTACCCAGGGCTCAATGACCAGCCATACGGAGACGACTAGTACCGTAAAAGAGACCATAAATAGTATGGATTATAATACAGGATTTACGTATAGTGTCTCGGGCCATGGCATCGAGGTTGATGGAGGAGAACATATAACACCACCCGATCATACTAATACCACAAATGCAATTAATGGTGTGAATTCAACATGGACAAATTTAGATTTAGATACAAAACCACATTTCAAATTATCAACACCTGGAGCAAGTTTCTCCATGGTAGAAAGTTATACTGGAGCTGGGCTAATGAACCACACAGTAATACAAAGAGAAACAACGGTAACATCCGTTACCGACACAACAAGTATATTCCAACAATAGTACTATGTCTAACACAACTTGCGACTGCCCCTGTCACTCTGGCGGAAACTGTAGGGGGTGTAAGTGCAACCGCCAATCCAATAGCTAATAGTTCTGGCTCAGTCACCAACCAGGCAATACAAGTTTTACAAGGTCCATACATAACAAATACTTATGGTGGTGGTATACAATGTCAAGGTGCAACGTTAAATATGACACCATTTGCGACTGGAGCAGCTTCTGTACAGCGACCATTTGAGCGATATTATGACGATCCCGTCTACGACATCCATGACGCTGACGACGATGGGCAGATAGATAACCCAGGAAATATACTTTACTACGTACCAACTAGAACAGGACAGACAGATAGCTATAACTTATCAGTCGGAGTCAGTGCTACATGGTCAAAACCATTAGATAAGGAACTACAAGAATTATGTAAGGCAGCTGCTCTCACACACGATGAAGCAGTTCAACAAAATACTGCCAATAAACGGCTCGACTTTGAGATAGCCCGTTTAAAAAATTGTGGAACTTTAATGAAAGAGGGAATAATATTTAAACCAGGAAGCACCTACGCTAAAGTATGTGAAGATGTACAGTTAATAAATCCAGTTGGAGTTGTAGCAAATCATACACATACCATTGACGTTACTACTTCTTCTTCAGAGGAGAAAGACCTTTCTTCTGACGATATTGATTCGCAAGAATCTCAGAACGAGAAGGTTTCAAAGGGGTCTTCCCTAATGTCTTTTGAATGGCTCCGATCACTTTTTTCACCAAAGGTTTCACCACCTTTAGAAGAGCATCAGCAAGAGGTTTTGCTAATAGAGCCGATGTCGCTGCCGTAGCAGCTATTGCAGCAGTGGTTGCTACCACTCCTGCTGTTGGAAGATATTCTTCTACTACCGTTTTATCCTCATATAATGTTACACAGATTTTCGGTAACGCTTGACCTTGTGGGTTAGGTTGTAATTCATGTCCAACAACCTTTTCTTTACCACTCTGTGAAGAGTCACCTATTCTAGGATCCTTAGGTCCAGGACATTCGGGATCTGGTTTTATCTCAGGTGCTGCTGCTCCACCAAATCCTCCTGCATCACCAGGTGGAGGGATCTTAGGTACCTTTGCTGGTCCTGTTATTATTAATTGCTCAGGTTCAAAATTCATTGCACTAAAAGACGGCATAGAGGCATCACAAAATACCTTTATGCCGTTTTCGTCGTCGTCATTTATAGCGAAGTTACCTTTTTTATTCTGTTCGTGTGCCTCTACACATCCAGGCATATCAATTACAGGTGTACCAACCCTACCAACAATAGGATGGGATGGTATCATTTGGTAATAATTACCAACAGTCCATACATGTACTTGAGGAATATCAAGATCTCTTATATCAATATCCCTCAAAGATATATCACGAATTTCACCCATTGGGAGATCCTAGAAAGGACTGCCTGGTGCTGGTAATCCTAGTCCTGCAGTAGGTGCAAGATCAGGTACTTCAAGAGCACCTCCTACACCACCACCAGCAATACCACCTAATGCACCACCAATTGCTTCTTGCTTAATGTTGTCTATGATTGCGTCCTTGTTAAAGTATACGTAAGCACCACTGCCAACAACGGCAACAGATACAGCAGCAGACGCAACAGCAAGTACATTTACTATCTTTTGTAACATGATTCTATCCTATAGTTTATAGTTTTCTTTTGGATCAGCAGGAATTATCTTGATTGGTCCTTGTTCAACTCTAATTGTTTGAGCAGGTGCAGTTTCTTTTGCTGCAGCGATCAATCTTTCTAAATCAGCTTTGGTTATACCACCACCAGCAGCAGCTGCGGTAGAAGGTGCTGTGGTACCGTTACCATTGTTCTTTTTGTTTGCCGTCTGAACGCCAAAAGTAGCTAAAACTCCAGTAAACACCGAAGCTATGAAAGTTGGATCTAGGTCTTGCTTAGGTATTTGTAGCTGCGGAGGCAAATCTACGTACGCTAATGTCAGGATTCCACCACTCCAGACCAAAATTCCGAGGCGAACAAATGTACTAAGAATAGCCATCTGTTCTTCTTTATCATCTGTGGCTTCTTTTAATCTTCCAAAGAAACCTTTCGATTTCTCTTCAGGGATCTTACCCTTCTTTATATCTTCAGGCATTTATACAGAAGTGACTTCTGCTATTTATACCAAAGCAGGTGTAGTTTTCTTTTTACCTATATTATACTTTGATTCTAATTCCCACTCATTCTTCTCTTTGTAGGCCAGGACTTTGATCTGGTTAAGTGGTGCTATATCTGTTATTGCATCATCCTTTACTATGGATACCAAACCCCAGTCCGATAATAGTTGAGCAATACGATTACGACGCTGAACATCATTCTGTGTTAGGTTTGCTGTCTTACCATCCAGAGCAAATAATTCTTTAAAGTGTACTATGTAGTACCTTCCCTGCTTGTGTAGAATATGACAGGATTGATATAACTTCTTTTCTTTACGAGAAGCAACCCCTATCCTAGATAAGGTCTCTCTAACTTTTAGAAAATCATCTGGTTGAGAAAGCTTCACCTCCACCATACTGTCACGTGTCCACTGAACTTCAGCTACTTGGGACATTACTTTTTCCTCCACGGTTTAATTTCAATTTCAAGTGATCAATTTGATCTTTGTTTAGGATTTTAAGGATTGCTTGTGCCTTTTCGGTACTATAATTATAGTACGTTTTGATTGTCTCAAGATCCTCTAATTTAACTTTCTTCTCCCAAGGAGAAAAACGCTTTCTTTTCCTAACGGTATTTATATAAAAATCGTACTGAAGTTTGTTTGGTAATTCATAATATAAATTCATCTCATTAGCCAACAGTACTGTATCATAATGAGATGCCATACATTTTGTTACTACCCATGCAGGATATTCCTTCTCCCACGTAGTATCTTCTGAATCAAGCAGGTTTTGCTTTGTCTCGTTGATCGACTTCAGATATTCCGTCAAGCTGTGATTGTGTTTCATAATTTAATAGAAGAAGTTCTTTACGTTTCTTTTGATCTGTTGTGTAAGTGTTAGTAGATCTCATGGTATAGGTTAAATCCCAATCCTTTTGATACCAGTTTAGGAACCTATCTTTAATATACAATTCTGAATTATATGTTATCATACACTGTTGGTCTGAAGCACATGCTTCTGCTGCAAACATTTCATGATCAAATTGTTTATGCAACTTACCTTTATTACCATACAAGTTATCTTTAATGGCATATGGTGGATCTAAAAATACAAATGAATCCTTACCCCAAAGCATTTCAGAATAATTATTATTAGTAATTCTCCATCCTTGAATCAATTCACCAATAGCAGGAAGTTTATCTATACCTCTAAAAGTAAAGTTCTGTCTAGATGCTTGCTTACTGAATGAACTATTAGCAGTCAAACCACTAAAGGAACATTTGTTTGCAACATAGAAATTAAACCCTGACTCATATACATCATTGTTTAATTTGTCCTTAGCATTATCAAATGCTTCTTTATGTGCATCATAACTCTCACCCAGTTCTGTCTTTAATTCCCTTAGATCATGACACAACTTCTGTCCATTATCTCTGAGAGTCGTCCAAAAGGCATACAGAGGATAGTAAAGATCATTTACCCACACTTCAGTGTTAGGATAAGTTTGTGTGACGTACAACGCCATAGAACCACCACCAAGGAAAGGTTCTCTATAACTTTCTATGTGAGGTAAATGTTTTGACAAGAATTTAATCGCTCTGGACTTACCACCAGGATAGCGAAGAGGTGTGGTGTACTTCATTTAGAATACAAAATCATCTTGGTGAAAATTATTTGGTTCTGATTCTACTACCTCTAGTAGTATAGTATCTAGAACCCTATGAACTGAATTAGACATCATACGATATCCAGTTCCAACATACATCTGTCCTGCAAATACTGATAGTGTAGCAGCACCCCAGAAAATATAATACCACCTAGATTTAACTTGGTGTCTTTGTTTCTTTGTCAATTTATCCATGATAAAAATTTCGATTTAGTTTTACTAGTTGATGCAAGTGAATCAATCAATTCATCCCATTTATCTGCCAGTACATAAGAAAAACCAATGGTGGTTCTTAAATTGTCAGTTGCATTATTAGGAGAAGCACCCCTATGTTGCCAATTAGATGGAATTAAAACTCCTCTATTAGGTACGTATGGGTAGTGATAATAATTATCATCATTATAGCATACAAATTCTCCACCCCATTCTTGATTCCATTCCATATTAGTAAAGAGAACAAAAGTCCATACCCAATCTTGTTTGAAATCTTTATGAAAGGTAGATACCTGACCAAAGGTTTGACCATTTACATGAATCTTACATAAGCGAATATCTTTCTTGATATGCTTTTGTATCTTCATCTTGATGATAGTAGCAGCTTGTAAAAACTGTTGCTTATCATGCTCCCATCTCATTCCCCAACAGAGATTGTCTTTATAATCCCCTCTAGAGTAAGATGAATTACATAGTGCCCATTCTCCATGGTATAACTCATCATCTATTCCAAAAAAACATGGTAAGGGAAGTACCTCACCATCATAATGAATAGGGAATTCACTCATGCTTATGTTCAAGTTTACCAGACATTTCATATGCACCTTTGTTTCCACCGTGTCCATGTGCAATGCCTAACTCATGCATCTTAGAATGTTCATCAATAGAATCTCTAAGTTCTTCTTTACCAGGACCGAAGGTAAGATAGATACCCCATCCTAAAAGAAAGAAAAGAAGACCAACGATAATGTAAACTAAAACCATTGTATTTTAAAATCGTTTCTATTATAGCACTACTTATGTGTATTGTCCACCCAGTTCTTAAAGGCATAGGTAGACCACTGAGCATACCCATCATTACTAAGAGTAGGTTTAGATGGTCTTACACCTTTACCACCATATACCTCAGGGACTGAATCATTTCTATCATTAGATTTAGCAAAGTCAATATACTCATCAAAGCACTTATCAGGTTCCCATGGTAACTCAGCAGCATGTTTCCAGAAAGGAGTATCATACTTAGAACCTTCCCTATAATGCCATAGTATAAAATCTTGACTACGTTTTATATAAGTTTTCATATCATCCTCTATCTTTAAAGCATTGCTCTCACCAGATAGGTAATGATTAAATATATTTCTAGCAAACTGTAAGTATCCTTGTGTAGATGATGCTTCCATTGGTTCTAAGAAATATAATCTATTACCATTTAAAAAGACCCTACCATCTACTATAGGATTCTTTGCAACGTAACTATTAAAAGTAACATGTTTAGTTACTTCAACATCAAACATTTCTAATAGATTCTTCTGTGCTTCTTCTTTAGAAGTTATCTTATCATTATACAAATACCCAACAGATCCATCCCTAGCAGGTGACTTCTCTGAAGTTGGGATTATAAAAGTCCAACCATCTGGTGTTGCTACTGATCTAGTCCAATGTTGTGTTGAAGTATTAAAGAAAGGTCTAGCGAGAATACATGCATTAACAGCACTAGTTAAATTATCATAGTCACTTAAATCTTTCGGTGTACCTCTACAATCAAAGACATAGGTTGAATCAACATCATATGGAGAGACATCATCTTCTACTACCTTAAACTGTCCTGACTTTAATATATGCTCTTGCATCTCCCAAGGACAGAAATGCATTGCCATATTGTTAGCAGGAAAATCATGAATGAATTTATTATTCTTCTTACCCCATCCTTCATATAATATCCCACTCTTAAAAGTAGCATGAATAGGATTATCATACCAATTAAAAGAAGTAGCAGACCAAAGCATTCTTGGAGGATCCAAGAGGGATGCTTGACCTACCACTTCAGGTGGTACATTTGGGTTGTAAATTAACTCTACCTCGTGCTCAGGATAATTCCTGAGGTACCATGCAAAGTGCAATGCTGTAAAGCAACCTGCTGTACCTGCACCTACTACGCTAATCTTCATCTAAATCTTTTAATCGTGGTTCTACCCAATGATCTGAATTGTCTATACCAGCAGCATTAACATACCTCATGATATGTTCGTCTATCTGACGGTAAATTGGATGTAGATCCAAGTCCATGTTAATGTCATGTGCTATCTGTGTCACTTGTGATTCAGTGAAACAGTGATCAGGATGTAATAAGTCACAGCATGGAACCCTCTTCTCTATCAACTCATTTAAATTGATTCTGATTTCATAATCTCTGTATACAGGCATAACTAATTACCAAGAATGATTGTGGTTTTCAACATCAACATGAGAATCGGATTCCAATTTCACACGGTGAACCGTTTTCTTTTCGACAGTGATATGATACCACTTGTCCATTCGTAGTTTTATATAGTATAAACCAACTATCCAAAGTGAAAAAAAGAATCCCTCAACGTTACCCATTGAGTTCCAAGCATTTGTAAGATCATTCATAATTATAAAATAAGTTTCCTTTTAGGTGGGATTGCAACAGGAGCAAACTCTGAATTATATTGCTCAATAATAGCATCTTGTGTATCTGCAATATACACAACATATTTCGTAGTTACATCTACTTGGGTTTCACTGTCTTTAAGGATAGGTGACCAAGGAGCAAATGCTATTTGACCTTGTTGTTGAGATGGAACTGCTACAATCGGATTAGCAATTGTAATAAATTCATCTGTTACTTTAACAAGGTCTGCTACTACATCTTCACCAGACCACATTCTAATTAGTTTTACATTCATTTGAATTCACACTCCACCATAATTTCGGTTAATGCTGCTAAGAGATTTATTTCTTGATCAGCAACGAATGCTGACTGGTATTGATACTTAGCAATAATCAATACTGCTTGTGGGATAGTTGCAGGTTCTAGGTAACTATACAAACTATCATATATTGATCTGAATATATGAGATGGTTCATTATCCAAATTAGAAGAGACCCACTTCTTTACAGTAGTGAACTCTTTATTCTTAAGTGAACTAGTTAACTGACTGAACTTAACCTCACTTAAACTTGATAATATACCACTGTCTATTACACCACCTATAGCATAACGTTGACACTCATTAAGTGTTCTCCTCCAGTCAGGGAAGAACTTAAGTATCAGTTGTGGTAGAACCTTCTCATCATATTCAATGCCCTCATTGGTAAGGATAAACTTAAGACGTTCAAAGAATTTACCTGCTACAAATTTCTTTTGAGTAGCAGGTATTGCAAAATCAATTACAGCACACCTCGAATGAAGTGGTTCAAGAATCTTGTTCTTATAGTTACATGTAAAAATGAATCTACAATTACCATGGAACTTCTCAATGTTCGCCCTTAATGCAAGTTGAACATCTGTACCTGTGTTGTCTGCCTCATCAACAATAACAACTTTATGATTAGAATCAGAAGAAAGAGATACAGTAGAAGCAAAGTTAGAAACCTTATTCCTTACTGTATCAATAAATCTTCCTTCATCTGATCCGTTGATCATAATATAATCAACGTTTAACTCTTCACATAATGCTCTGGCAACAGTTGTCTTACCAATACCAGCAGTACCATGTAAAAGCATATTAGATACCTCACCTGTCTTTAGAAAATCGTTAAACGTTTTCTTTATATCCTCAGGTAAGATACAATCTTCAATTTTCTTTGGTCGATATTTTTCGACCCAAACAAAGTCAGTCATTCCAATGACGGATCACTCCGCTA